CCTGACCCGGCTGACCGGCAGCTATGCCCTGCTCAACTCCCTGTACCGGGACAACTGGGTGGTCCAGAACGTCATCGGCATCATTCCGGACGATATGCTGCGCAAGTGGTTCACGCTTTCCGGCCCTCTGGACCCCGACCGCCTGCTGGCATTGGAGCAGGTGCAGCGGACGACAGCCCTGCGGGAGAGCCTGAACGAGGGGCTGCGCTGGGGGCGTCTGTACGGCGGCGCGGCGGGGCTAATCATGATTCGGGGGCAGGAGGGGATGCTGGAGCGCCCGCTGGACCCGGAGACCATTCTGCCCGGGACGTTCCAGGGGCTGTACATCCTGGACCGCTGGTGCGGCATCACGCCGGACACAGGGCTGATCTACGATGGCCGAGGACGGATGGCGCCGGAATACTATACCATCAACGGGGAGAACGGAATAACGGTGGCCCGGGTGCACCACTCTCGGATTGTCCGCTTCCTGGGCCGGGAGCTGCCCTATCTGGAGCGTGTGACCGAGCAGTACTGGGGCGAGTCCGAGGTGGAGGCGCTGTACCAGGACGTGGTGAAACACAACAACGTGGCCGCCAATATGGCCGCGCTCACCTTCCGGGCCAATGTGGACACCATGGAGGTGCAGAACCTGGACCAGCTATTCTCCCTGGCCTCCGGGGAGGCGCAGCGGCGGTTCTGGAACACCATGCAGGCCCAGAGCGTGATGCAGTCCAACTTTGGAATGCGCCTGGTGAACAAGGGCGACCAGGTGAAAAACACCCAGTACACCTTCACCGGCCTGCACGAAGTGCACGAGGCCATGTGCCTGGACCTGTCGGGGGCCTCCCGCATCCCCATGACCAAGCTGTTCGGGCGCTCCCCCGCGGGGATGAACGCCACGGGCGAAAGCGATTTGCAGAACTACTACGACTATGTGGATTCCCTGCGGGAGAGCCGCCTGCGGCCCATTCTTCAGCAGCTGTTGCCGGTGCTGGCCATGTCGGCCTGGGGCTGTGTGCCGGAGGGGCTGGACATCCTGTTCCCGCCCCTGTGGTCCCCCAAGGCGGACGAGGTGGCCAAAATTGCCCAGGCCAAGGCGGAGACCATCGTCACCGTGTTCCAGGCGGGGCTGCTCCAGGCGGACACCGCCCAGAAGGAGCTGAAGCGGCTGGCGGATGAGACGGGGCTGTTCGGCTCCATTACCGACGAGGAGATCGCGGCCAACCGGGGCAAGACGTACCAGGATGTGACCGCTCTGCGGGACCCGCTGGCGGGGCTGGGCTTTGGCGGGGGAAACCTGGATGCCTTCGAGCAGGAAACCGGGGACAGCCTGACGGTGGACTACAAGGGTCAGCCACGGGCCAAGAACGGGCAGTTTTCCTACGGGAAGCTGGGCGGAAGCTCGACAGCGGCAAAGAAAAGTGGTAAAATAAAGACGGCGAAAGCGAAGATGAGTCCGAAGGAGTTCGAGCGGGTGACCAGCGGGATTTTTACGGATCATCCGAAGTTGAAGCCGGGAGAAAGCTCTGATTATTTTTTCGGGAAGTATTATTACCAATTTTCAGTGACTGGGCCAGGGGAATATAGCTTTAGTGCCCGTATTCCGATTGTCGGGAACGAAGCGTATATTAACAGCCTTCGAAAGGGGAAATGGTAGCATGAGCCAAGAAATGACGGAATGCCAAAAAATGCTGGTGAGGAAGTATGCCGACAAGATAGAGAGCAAAAGTGATGAAATGGTGCTTCTCGCTGTGGGAATGGGTGCAAACTCATTTAATTTTGAGCAGGAAATTATGGAGTTTTTGTCCCAGCGGCCAGAGGCAACGCTTCAAGAGCTGGATGAATATGCCAGACGGTTCTTCCCGGAAATTGAAATCGTGGACGACGAGCTGGATGAGGAGGACTAAATGCCCGCCCTGAACCGCGTCATGGCGGACCATGAGCTTCAGCGCATGGTTCAGCTTTACCTGCAAGCGGAGACGGACATCATCAACGAGATGGGCCGCCTGCGCTCCATGGGCCTGGTGGATTATCACGCCCAGGCCGCACTGGACCGGGTGCAGGCCATTCTGCGCAGGCTGGAAGCAGATGGCTGGGAATACGTGCCCAGGATGATTGAGCGCAATTTCTATGTATCTCATCCCGAGGCCCGCAAGCCCTCCGCCCGGAACGAGACCCCGGAAAAACACGCGCGGGGCTATTCCAACGCCGCCGTCCTCACCGGGGAACAGGTGGACATCGTCCAGAGGCTGACTATGAACCTGATGGGCGAACTTACCGAGGCCCACGCCACCGTCTACAGTACGCTGGAAAGCGCTCTGATTGGACGGACGGAGCCGGATGTGTTCCGCCGGGTGGGCTTGGAGCAGACGGGGCTGGCCCAGGCCATGGGCCGGGGGCCGTTTCGGGCTGCGCCCGGTTTTGTGGAGGCGCTGCGCCGGGAGGGCGTGACCGCGTTCGTGGACAGGGCCGGACGAAATTGGAGCCTGCACACCTATGCGTCTATGGTGCTGCGCACCACCTCCCGGCAGGCGGAGGTCCTGTCCGTGCTCACCCAAGACCCGCAGTGGGATTTGTACAAAGTCAGCCGCCACGGCACCACCTGCAAGCTGTGCGCACCCTTTGAGGGGCGGGTGTACTCCAAGAGCGGCCGCGACCCGGACTTCCCGCCGCTGTCAGCGGCGTTTGGGAAGATGGACCCCGGCGGGCCGGACGACCTGTCCAACTCCTGGCTGAATATTCACCCCAACTGTTTGCACCAGCTGATTCGCTGGACGCCCATGGGCCGCAGCGAGGAGGAGCTGAAAAAGATCAAGGATTTCTCCAGCTTCACGAAGAACCCGCCCACCCGGGACCCGCGCACCCAGAAGCAGATGGACGCCTACCGAAAGAAGGAGCGGAATCGGGCGCGATGGCTGAACGATTACCGCCAGTGGGAGCGCTACCGGGAGACGCTGGGAAACGCCGTGCCCAAGACGTTCCAGACCTTCCAGCGGCACAAGGCGGCGGGGGATGAAAAGTATAAGCTGTGGAGGCTGGACTACCGGCGGCAGAACGAGCTGCTGCGGCACCCCGAGCGGGCGCTGCCGGGGGCGGCGACGGCCACAGCGGCGGAAGAAAAATTCACAAAGTATTTTTTCAATCTTCACAGCAAAGACGGCTATCCTAAAGGAATTGCTTTTTCCTCCCATTTTGGTTATAATGCGGATAATTGGCAGTTTATGCGCCAAGAAATACTCGAGGCAGCAAAAAGATATCCGGCAACATATAAGGCCACCATCGAATTTGGAGACAAATACACTCAGGATGTTGTTTTGTACGGGAGAAAGGGAAAGCCGGGAAATGTTCGGCTTGGCTGGCTGGTAGGAAAAGACGGGAGTGTCCATCTGACGACAGCTCACATGGAGGAAGTATAATGGCTAAATATCAACAATTTGCAGAGGTCCGGCTGAAAGATGGGCGAATCGGCGCAATTACAGATGTTTTTGAGCCGGATACGTATTTTGTGGATATTGGATCCTCCCCCAAGGACTGGGATAATATAACAGTTACTGAGGCGGATATCGAAAGACTTGCAACAAAGCAGGAACTTGACGAAAAGTTTGAACGCTCCAAACGGGAGCTGAAGGAGATGGGACTCTGGGGTGATAAACCATGACTGAGCAGCTCATCCGCGCCATCGAGTCGGCTTTGGCCGAAGGCCACCGCGTCCAGCTCAAGCAGCTCAAGGACGGCACAATCAAAATTCAGCTCGTATTTCAGAAGGAACTGAAAGTTTAATACCGCACCCACGCCCGAATCGGCGGGCGGGAAGGACCAATCGGGGTCAATCTCCAAGGATTTCTTGGGGGTTGACCCCGATTTTGTTTAGGAGGCGAAACGCTATGCTGGCCTATTACGGCACAGCCATTTCCGAGCATATCACGAAAAAGCCGAGCGGCGGGATTATCTGCACCGGCGTGCCCGTGGCCCGCACGGGGACCCAGGAGTATCTGGCCCGGGAGCTTCAGCTGGACGGCGACCCGGAGCGGATCATCCCGGTGCGGCGTGAGCCAGAGGAGGTGTTCTCCCCCGCGGCCCTGGCCAGCTTTGAGGGCTGCGCGGTGACGGATGGCCACCCGCCGGAGAATGTGACGGCGGAAAACTTCAGCGCGTACGTCCGGGGCCACGCCCAGAACGTCCGGCGCAGCGGAGACTATGTGGTGGCGGATTTGCACATTGACGACGCGGCGCTGGCCTCGGACGTGCTCAACCATGTGAAGCGGCAGGTGAGCTGCGGCTACCTGTGTACCTACGCGGCGGACGGGAACGGGTACGCGCAAAAAGGGATACTGGGAAACCACATCGCCATTGTCCCTCGGGGCAGGGCGGGGAGTTCCGTATCAATAAAAGACGCCGCCCAAGAGGCGGAGAAAGGCAGGAAACGAATGTCTGACTTTTGGAAATCTGTCCTGACCGCCTTTGGCATGGCGGCCAAGGACGCCAGCCCGGAGGAGCTGGACGCTATGGTGTCCTCCACGGCCAGCGTGCTGGACGCCGCGCCGGCGGAGAAAGCTCCGGCGGCCGCGCCCGAGAAGACGGCGGAGCCGGCGCAGGACACGGTGGTGGAGCGAGCGCCCAAGGGAGACGATCTGGGCAGCAAGCTGGACCGGGTGCTGGAGCTGCTGAGCAGCCTCAAGAAAGAGGAGCCGGAGGAGAAGAAGCTCAGCGGTGAGGACGAGCTGGACGACTTGCTGAAGAGGCTGGGCGGCGAGGAGGCCGGGGAGAAGACCGTCACCGTCCCCGCGGACAAGGCGGCGGACGTCTGCCTGTCCCCCGGGGCAAAGGACGCCGCCGTGGCCATTCTGCGCTCCATGCGCCCGGTGGTGGCCGCCATTCAGGACAAAGCGGTCCGGGCTCAGGTGACGGACGCGCTGATCTCCTCCATCCAGGACCAGGGCAAGCTGGGCGAGCTGGCGGCAGCGGCCCAGGCCAGCGCCCAGAAGGCCGCGGACCAGGCGGCCATGACCAGTTATGAGAAGCGCTGCGCGGATGCCCAGCAGGCTTACGCCGCCCGGAATCCGCATAAGCGCCAGGAAAAGGAGGGTTAACCATGACACTGCATCCTCAGAACATCGGAACCACCATGCCCCACGGCTTTGCGGGCAGCTACGCCCGCCAGCCTGATATGATCGTCAACCCCCACCCGGCGGGCGGCGCGGAGCAGATCGCCTTTGGCGCGCCCCTGAAGTATGACACGGGCGGCGCGGTGGTCCCCATGGGGGCGGGCTCCACCGCCGCGCAGTTCGTGGGCGTGGCCGCGCGGGAGGTCAAGAGCGCTTTGAACTACCTGGAGCAGGGCGCGGGCGCCTATGCCCCCGGCGAGGCCGTCCCCGTGTTCATGCGCGGTTCCATCAACGCGAGGTGCCAGAACGGCGCCCCCGCCCTGGGCGGCAAGGTGTACGTCCGGGTGGCGGCCAACAGCGCCCTGCCCACCGCCGAGGTGGGCGGGTTTGAGGCCGTGGCCGATGCCACCGCCGCCAACACGGTGGAGCTGCCCAACTGCCAGTGGGCGGGTCCGGCGGACGCCAACGGAATCGCAGAGCTGCGCATTCTCACCATGAACAACGCCTGAAAAGGAGGAAGACCAAATGCAGAATTTTCAGAACGCGGGCACCTATAACGCCGGCGTGTTCAGCTCCGGCAAGCTGTCCGTCCCCGGTATGCCCGGGGGCGTGCCCACCATGGACGAGGCGGGGGTGGCCTCCGGCGGGGCCTTCCTGATCTCCGAGCTGGAAAAGCGGGACCCGCTGATCCGCAAGCCCCTGAGCAGCTACACCTATCCCCGGGACATCGTGATTCAGACGGGCGGCGGCTGGGTGGACTACGCCTCCGCCATGTCGGTAGCCTATGGCATCACCGGCGGTTCGGGCGAGGGTTCCATCACCGCCGGCGGGGCCAACGGCGTACCCATCGTCCAGGCCAGCTTGGACAAGGGGCTGTATAAGGCCCATGTGTTCGCCGCCGCCCTGCGGGTGATGTTTGTGGATATGCAGAAGTCCAGCTACATCGGCCGGTCCCTGGACCAGCTGCTCGGCGACGGAGTGCGGATGTCCTACGACAAGCACATGGACGAGAACGTCTACAAGGGCTTTGAGGCCTACGGCACCACAGGCCTGCTGAACGACCCGGACGCGGTGGAGACCACCGTGGCGGGCAACGGTCAGGCCGCCCCGTCCACCAAATGGAAGGACAAGACCAAAGAGCAGATTCTGGCGGATATCAACACCGCCATCACCGCCGCCTGGGCCGCGGCGGAATACGACGAGAGCGCCATGCCCAACCACATTCTGCTGCCCTATGAGCAGTATACCTACCTGCTCAACACCATGGTGACCGACCTGGCCACGCAGACCATCCTGGACTTCGTGCTGAAGAACAACGTGGCGGCCAAGAATGGCGGGTCCCTGTTCATCGGGGCCACCCGGTGGTGCAAGGGCGCGGGCACCGGCGGCACGGACCGCATGGCCGTCTATGTCAACCACGAGCGCTTCCTGAAAATGGACGAGCTGGTGCCCCTGGCCCGGGTCATGTCCGCTCCCAATGTGGCCAACGTGTGCTACGACACCGCCTACATGGCCAACATCTCTCAGGTCCAGCTGCTCTATCCCCAGACGATGACGTACTGGGACGGAATTTAAGGAGGGCAATATGAGCGTTTTCGTCATGTCCAACCGAAATATTATCATCCCCAGCCCGGATGGAAAGGAGTCCGTCCGGCTGAAGCGGGGCGATATCTGCCAGGTGCCCGACTGGGCAGCCAAGACGGCCTACTTCAAGGCGCTGGCGCAGGACGGCAAGCTGGTGGTGTCCGAGAACAAAAAGGACAAGGACCAGGAGTCCAAGTCCCGGAAGGGCCGTAGGTCCGCCGGCCAGGAGTCCGCCAAGGAGGAGCAGGGCGAGGACAACCAAGAGTCCGCCGAACAGGAGGCGGACGAGGAGGCCCAGGAGGGCGGGGAATAGGAGGCGTGAGGGAATGTTCTGCTGGAATAAGCCGCAATTCGCCGGGGTAAAGGCCCGGGCGGCCAACCTCAGCCGGGGCAGTGGAAGCTATACTGCGGAGCTGTTCCGGCAGGACTTCCCGCAGTTCTTTCAGAAAGGGGACGGGGAGCCGCTGCTTCCCGCCGCCATGCTGGAGGAGTTCATCCGACAGGCCAACGCCGCCGTCACCCCGGACCGCTGGGGCGAGGGGTGGCGGTTCGCCGCGGGGCTGTACACCGCCCATTATGCGTCGCTGTACCTGCGCACCTTCTCCATACAGAACGAGACCCCCGCTCAGGCGGCGGCCTCGGGGGCGCTGGTGGGGGTGGTGAAGTCCGCCGCACTGGGGGACAGCTCGGTGAGCTATGACACCGACGCCCTCACCCGCGCCACGGCAGACTGGGGCGACCTGAACGCCACCCAGTACGGCCAGCTGCTGGCCACCAGGGCGCGGCTGGCCGGGATGGGAGGGACCTATGTGATATGAACTACGCCGACTGGTACACCGACCTGGTGGATATCCACCGGGTGCGGCCCCGCAGGGAGGGGAACCTGACCAAGCAGGAGCGTGTCCTGGTGGCCCAGGGCCAGCCCTGCCGGGTCTACCGCAGCGGCGCACATCCGCCGCAGATGCAGTCCACAGCCGCCGCCGGGGAGAGCGAGGATAAGCTGGCCTGTGACAACGGCGTAGACATCCAGGCAGGGGACGAGCTTTTGATCCGGCGGGGGGCGCGGCTGGGCCAGGTCTGGCAGACCGTTCGGGCCTTCGCCGGGGACCCGGTGTATTTCTACGAGCCCTTTGGCGCGGTGCTGCCTGGGCTGGCCCACCAGGAGGTGGGACTGCTCCAGCGGGAATATCTGAAAGGAGCGCTGGGAGATGGAGCTGGGTGACGGGCTGAGAAAACGGCTGGCGGAGCTGGAAAAACGGTTCCCGGATATAAAAAACCGTTTGGCCGATATCGCGCAGGGCGCAACCCTTCAGGCGGTGGAGCTGGCTGTCGAGCTGACCCCGCCCAATACCTTTGAGGACGGGGAGCAGCGGGGCGTCAACATGATTTCCGGCGAGATGGCGCAGCATTGGGTGAGCGACAGCAGCTGCACCCCAGTGGGGGTGGGGTTCTCCACCATTCTGGCCAACAACATGGAGTACGCCAGCTATGTCAACGACGGCCACCGGGTGGACAAGCACTTTGTCCCCGGCCTCTACATTGACGCGGACGGGCTGCTGTCCCGGGACTTAGGGCGCAAATGCGGCCTGGTGGTGGGGACCAAAACCACCTATGTGGAGGGGCTGCACATCACGGAGAAGGCCATGGACAGGTACGACGAGGTGGCGCGGACTGAGCTGGACAAGCTTACAGGGGAGATCGGGCAATGACGGTTACCATGCAGGGGCTCACCCGCTCCCTGGCGGACTATCTGGCCCCGGCGCTGCCCAGCGTCACCTTCTACGACAACCCCAACCAGCAGGGGACGAAGCTGCCCGCCCTGTTTCTCCAGAGGACCAAGGCGAAAATCACGAAAAAGCTGGGCGGGCGCTTTCTGCGGCAGCTGGGGCTGGATGTGGTCTGCCTGGTGGACTACAACGTGGTGGACATGGAGGACCAGTATACCCATATCGCCGACGTGCTGGATGAGATGCTGGACACCTTCCCATACAGCGGGGAGGCTGCCCTGCTGCGCACCTACGAGCGCAACTGGTACATTCAGGACGACGCGCTGCACTACAAATTTGACTTAAAGCTGTGGGTGAGCCGCGAGGAGGACGCCATCCTCATGCAGTCCATCCAGACCTACACCGAGGAGGTATCGTAATGGCCGCAAAAATGGAGAAGTCCGGCGCTGACCCCGTCCGCTATCCCACTGCGCAACTGCTGAAAAGTCAGGCGCTGGCCGGATATCAGCGGGATTTCGCGAAGGTTTTGCTGACAAAGCCGGAGTATTCGGTTCAGGAGGCCCAGAGCATTCTGGACAAATTCTTCAAAGGAGGTGTCCGCTGATGGCAGGCGGAACATGGACCGCGCAGAACAAGGTGCGGCCCGGCATTTATATCAACGTTAAAAGCCAAGGGACCCCCGCGGCCGCCCAGGGGACCCGGGGCACAGTGGCCATTCCCCGCCCCTTGTCTTGGGGGCCTGTGGGGCAGGTGAGCGCGGTGAACGCCGGGGATGACACCCGGAGCGCCATCGGCTATGCCGTCACGGAGCCGGGGGCGCTGTTCCTGCGGGAGCTGTTCAAGGGGAGCAATGTGACCAGCGGGCCCAGCAAGGTGCTGCTGTACCGGCTGGCGGCGGAAGGGGCCGCGTCCGCGTCCGCTGTTATCAGCGGTTCCGGGGAGGACCAGGTCACCGCCACCGCGCTGTACCCCGGCGTCCGGGGGAACAGTCTGGCCGTCACCGTGGCCGCCGATGTGGACGAGGAGGGCAGTTTCCTCGTCACCACCCTGCTGGACGGGGAGCAGGTAGACCAGCAGAGGGCCAAGGATGTGTCGGGGCTGAAGGCAAACGGCTGGGTGACCTTCTCCGGCAAGGGGGCGCTGGCAGCTACGGCGGGGTCGCCTCTCACCGGGGGCGCGGACGGTACGGTGCAGCACGCCGCCTACGCTGACGCCTTGGCCGCGCTGGAGCCTTACTCGTTCGACATCCTGGCCTACGACGGCACGGACAGCACCATCCGGGAGGCCATGTGCGCGTTTGTGAAGCGTCTGGCAGAGCAGGAGGGAAAATACAGCCAGCTGGTGACCTCCGGGGCTGAAAACGCGGACAGTCCCTATGTCATCAACATCAACGACGGCGTGATTCTGTCCGACGGCACGCAGCTGGCCGCCAACGAGACGGTGTGGTGGCTGGCCGGGGCGGAGGCGGGGGCGCAGTATGACCAGTCGCTCTCCTATGCCGCCTATCCCGGGGCGGTGGACGTGGCTGCCCGGCAGACCAGCGGGCAGATTGAAGCGGCGATTCTGGCCGGCAATATCGTTCTGACCCAGGAGTTCGGCCAGGTGCGGGTGGAGACGGATATCAACACCCTTACCACCTATACCCCCGATATGGGGAAGGTGTTCCGCAAAAACACCACCGTGCGGGTGTGTAGCGCGTTCGCCAACGACATCTATCGGGAGTTCTCCCTGAACTTCCGGGGCAAGGTGAAAAATAACGAGGCCGGGCGCGGGCTGTTTAAGTCGGCTATTCTGTCCTATCTGCTGACCATGTATGGCAGGGACGCCCTTCGGGAGCGGCCCACCGGCGATGATGTGACTGTGGAACAGGGGGACGAGCTGGACAGCATCGTAATCGTTGTGGCCATCGCCATTGGGGACGCCGTGGAAAAAGTGTACCTGACGGTCATCGTTTCGTAGGAAGGGGGATTCTCACATGAGCTTTCTGTTAGAGCGCGACACCCTGAACGGGGCCGCTGGTAAAGCGGTTATTATCCAGAACGGGCAGGTTAAGGACCTGTTCGGAGCCAAAAGCGTCAAAACCCAGGCGGAGATTTCCTCCTCCGACATGAAAGTGATTGGCACCAAAAAAGCCCAGCAAAAGCCGGGCGCGGTGAAGCAGACGGGCACCATGACCATCTACTACGGAACCCCGCTGTTTCTGGATATGCTGGCCAAGTACATCCGCACCGGGGTGATGCCCTATTTCAACCTTCAGGTCACCAATGACGACCCCACCACCACCGTGGGAGTGCAGACGGTGGCCTACTATAACTGCAAGCTGACCGGCGCCATCCCCCTGTCCGTGCTGGACGCGGAGGCGGATATGCTCACCGTGGACGTGAGCTTCAGCTATGAGAACTTCGAGCCGCTGTCCAGCTTCCACGACCCCGCGGAGACGGGAACCTGAGAAAGGAGAACAGAACATGAGCAATTTGAGCGCGTTTTTGAGCCCCGTTAAGCTCCCGGAGCGGAAGGAGGTTGTGATTTCCAAGCGGTTTTGCGGGGAGGACGGCAAGCCCATCCCCTTTGTGATACGCCCCGTATCCGAGGAGGAGAACGAAAAGCTGATTGGTAAATCCACCCGTCGGGTAAAGGTGAACGGCCAGCTGCAGGAAAGGCTGGATGCCGGTGAATATGGCCGTCGGGTGGTGGTGGCCGCTACGGTGGAGCCGGATTTCACCAGCGAGGAGATGTGCAAGGCCTATGGCACCCTGGACCCGCTGGAGGTTCCGGGGAAAATGCTGCTGGTGGGCGAGTACCGCAAGCTGTCCAGCGCCATTCTGGAGCTGTCGGGGCTGGATGACGACCAGGAGGAGCAGGCAAAAAACTAATCCGCCGGGAGGACCCGGACACCCTGCTGGCCTACTATATGTTTGCTAACCACGGCTGGCGGCCCGGTAAGGTGTCCCAGCTTTCCTCCCGGGAGAAGATATTGCTGGCGCTGTTCGCGCTGAAGGAGATCAAATCCAGGCCAAAGCCGAAAGGGGGCGGGTAAATGGCGGTTATACGGGAAGAAATGGTGTTGGCGGACCGTTTTTCCGCCACATTTAACCGCTATCTGGGGATGCTGCGGCAGTCGTCCAGCGCGAGCACGGCGGCGACGGCGGGGCAGCGGCAGTTTGAAGCGGCCTCCGGCAAAACCCAGGACGCGCTGGTGCGGATGGCGGGGGCGGCCCTGGACGCGGCCTCCGCCATGGGCGGGGTGGACGAGAGCACCGCACAGGCGGCTGCCGCCGGAGAGCAAGCGGCCCGGTCTCAGGACAAAATGAACCGCAGTATGCGCCAGGGTGTGGGCGCCGCCGCGGGCCTGGAAAGCCGTTTGCTGTCTTTGGCAAAGGCCTATCTGGGACTGCGCACCGCGCAGAAATTTGTGGAGCTAACGGACACCTTCACCCAGACCACCGCCCGGCTGGAGCGGATGAACGACGGACTGCAAACCACCGCCGAGCTGCAAAACATGATTTACCAGACCGCCCAGCGCTCCCGAGGGTCCTACCAGGAGATGGCGGACATGGTGGGCAAGCTGGGCACCATGGCGGGGGAGGCCTTCGACAGCAACACGGAGCTTGTGGCCTTCGCCGAGCAGATTAACAAGCAGTTTGCCCTGGCGGGCACCAGCGGCCAGGGGATGCAGGCCGCCATGCTTCAGCTCACCCAGGCCATGTCCTCCGGCACACTTCGAGGAGAGGAACTAAATTCCATTCTGGAGCAAGCGCCTACTATTACCAAAACGATTGCCGATTACCTGGGCAAGACCACCGGCGAAATGCGGAAGATGGCAGCTGATGGGGAAATTACCGCCCAGGTGGTGAAAAACGCCATGTTCGCCGCGGCGGACGAGACCAACGCCGCCTTTGAAAAAATTCCGCTTACCTTTGGACAGGCGTGGACCATGGCGGGCAACGCCGCCGTCAAGGCCATGCAGCCCGCCATGAAGAGGCTCACCGACCTGCTCAACAGCGATTTGGGGAAGAAGGCGGTGAACGGCCTGATCGCTGGATTTGAGCTGCTGGGCCGCGCCGCCACGGGGGCGATCGACCTGCTGGCGGCAGGGGCGCAGTGGGTGGCGGACAACTGGGACCTGGTTAAAGCCATTTTTTCAGCCGTGGCGGGCGTCGCGGCGCTGCTGGCGGCGAGGATGGCGCTTGCGGGTGCGGCGTCCGTTGCGTCTGCGCTGGCGTCCGCCGCAGCTTGGGCGTTGGCGCACTGGCCGCTTATAGTCTTAATAGGGCTTGCAGCGGCGGCTGGAATAGCAGCTCAAGAAATGGGCCTGACCTTTGAGGATGTATTTTCAGGTATCGGCGCGGTGGCAGGCGGTCTATTCGCTTTCGGTTACAATTTGGTGGCTTCTGCGTGGAATTTATTGGCGTCCTTTGCAGAATTTTTTGCCAATTTTCTGGATGGTCCCATCGCGGCCATTGTGCATCTGTTGGCAGATTTGGCAGACTTTGCGCTGTCCGTCCTGCAAAATATTGCGGGAGCTATCGACGCTGTTTTTGGGAGCAACCTTTCCAACGCTGTGAATGGATGGCGCAACAATGTGCAGGACTGGGCGAATACTGTTGCGGGCGAAAAACGGGTGCAGATTGAACGCATGGCCCTGCTGGATATCGGAGGAACGGCGGGGCAGTGGTCGTCTGCCGCCGGTGGCATGGGCCGTGCCCTGGACAATTTCAGCGTCGACGATATCCTGGGCGGCTTCTCCGGCGCCAGCACCGACTTCTCCGCCATGCTGGATGCATCCGGCGTTCCAGGCTCGCTGGACGCCATCAAGGGCGACACGGCGGCCATAAAGCGCAGCGTGGCCCTGTCCGAGGAGGACATGAAGCTGCTGGTGGACATGGCGGAGCGGCAGTACGTGAACAACATCACCCTGACCGCCCAGCCCCCGGTTATCCCCATCAATGCCCAGAGCCCCGGGGACACGGCAGAGGA